CGTAGTACAGGTAGGTCATGTACTTGCCGCTGTACATGGATTTGAGGTACTTGTCGAATTGATCGGAGGACATGCCCAGCTTCTTTTCGGCCTCGGGGTCCCTGTCCAGCTCGTCTCGGTATTCGCAGATGGGGCAGGGCAGGCCGTAGGTGCGGGCCAGGCAGATATACCGGGCCTTGTTGGGGCCGACGTTCTTGTGGACATAGACGCCCACGGTGTAGGAAGGGTCAACTCCGGCCTGGAGCTTGCCGGCATAGACCAGTGGGTCCTGTTCTCCGCAGATGTATGGGATGATAGACCAGAGGTGCTTGCCGGCCGCAATCTTGCCGGTGGGAATATCCCGGACCTTATCTTCGTCCAGAATGCCCTTGTAGCCAGTGCCGTCCTTGGTACGGTATGACTCACGGCCCCGGTCGGCCAGCCGCTGGGTCATTCGCCGGTCACCCCAGTTCACCCTGGAAACATCTGGAGCTTGGGTGGGGGCCGGTGCCCTGGATGGTTGCGGGGCTGCTGGTGCCGGTCTGGGAGGCGGTTGTCCGCCTGATGCTCTCGGTGGCAATGCCATATCATTCCTCCTTGGGATTCTTTTCTGATTCGTATTCAGCCCTGGATTTATAGACAGCCCGGGACCATAGCCGGAAGGCGGCATACCCGCCCACCAGGACCAGGATTCCAACGGCCAGCCATACCAGGGGTTGCGTCCAGTGTTGAATCATTTATTTTGCCTTGGGCAACGGCCGCTGTGGGGGCCGGGGCGGCATGGAAGTGGGTTTGGCTTCACTGGCAGAGCAAGCATATGGCAATGGCTTTACATCTCCGGTATATTGTATCCACTCATCTCGCCAGACATAAATCAGTTCGTCGGGCTGCTCCTTGGTTAGACGGTAGATACCAGCCGGAAATTCGCCAGGGATGCAATCGAGAGCTTGTTGTAACTCAGGGAAAGGGCCAAAAGTAAATACTCCTTGGAACGGGGCTTGGACTATGCCGATAGCATAACGGTAGCCATCTTTGTCTCTGTCGGGTACCGGGGTTTTAACAGGAGCAGGGCCAAGATTCACAGATACCTTTGGAGTATTCCCATCAATAGGCAGCTTCCTCATGGCCTCGATGGCCGCCAGCCGCCCCTGCTCCATGGCCTTGGATTTGATTTCCGATCCGGCATCATAAGGTTCGGCATAGTATTTCATGCCGAACAACCTGACCAAATTTTCCAGGCCAACTTTTTTGGCCTGGAACGCCATGACTGCCCCGAACATTACATCCACCACGTATTGGGCCTCAGCGGCCTTGGCCCTTGCAGCCGCCAATTCATTCTGGGCCTGTTGGTAGCGTGGGCGGCGAATGGCCCACTCCTTGACCGCAGCATCCACCTGCTTGGCCAGGCCCTCCGGCAGTACCGGCCCGCGGGCTTCGCCATCCAGTTCGGCAAAGACCTTCTTCAGGTTGGCCTCGGCGTCTTTGATCTGGTCATTGGCCCGGTTATTATTGAATATGGCTTGGGCATGGATGATGGAGTACCGATCCATGAGTTTGGCTTGTCGGACCCATTCCAATTCGAGGTTGTGCTGGTCGATTTCCAGGTCTTGTTGATAGCTCAGATCTACCTGTGGATATTCTTCTGCCAAAATAATCACCTCCCTTATGCTATATTATAGGCTATTTTGGGTCAACTGGGGCCGCCATCGGTTTCCACCAGGGCTTGAATCCATTCAGGTCGGTCAGTACATCAGAGAAGCTGCCTCGGAAGCAGATAGCTCGGTCATCAATATAGGCTACGGCAGCTGGTTTAATGTTGGTTACACTATGAACAAGTCCAGCAAAACCATAACTGCGCAGCCAAGACCAAACCACCTTTGGATTTCTGGTCGTATGGACAATGACCTGCCAATTTTCTTCAGATTGGCGTAATTTGTTTAGAAAATCAGCCAATCCAGCCAATGGCTTTCCACAATGTTCAGGCCCTTGCCAGCCAATATATTCTGCCATAACCCCATCGAAATCCAGGCACACCGTCTTGGGTTTAGTGGCCGAGTAACAGCCATGACATTGTCCTTCAAACCCCTTGAGGTCCACGCGGTTATTTTCAGTTAATGGGATTCCGCAAGAGAAACAAAAATTGTAACAAAGGACGTTCATCTCAGGCTCCTCCAGGCAGAAAACACCAGGCCCTTGCCGGCATTGTCATAAAATGGTTTCTGGAAAGCATCAAAGACGATGGCCGCCTGTTCGCTTCCGGTCCTCAGTAGCTCACCCTCGGCAGCGGCAATAATGTAGCGACGGACTTTCTCTGGGTCTTCACTGGTGGGCAATCCCTTGATCAGTTTGGCCACCTGTTCCCATTTACGTCTGGTCAAGAGCGCTTTGGCCAGCTCGTTGACCGTAGCGGTATCCAGAACAGTTCGCCGCAGGGCTTCTATCATCTCTTCCTGTGACCCCAGGTCAATCACCTGGTCCAGGGCCACAAGCGCCTGTCTGGGACTGCCCTCCGCCATCTCAGTCACGGCATCGGCCACAGCCGCCATGGTTTCTTCCGGCCAACTCACGGCCTCGGCAGTTAACACATCCCTGACCAAATCACGCATGGTCGGCCCAGGCAGCAGGGACATCTCAAAGGTGGTGCAACGGGTCCGGATGGTCTTAAGCAGCTTGTCTGGATCGGTGGTACAGAGGATGAACACCACATGTGCCGGAGTGTCCTCCAGGGATTTCAATATTGCTTGTTGGAAGTCCCGAGTTGCTGCTTGGCAATTATGAACCAAATGGCTATTTGCAAAATAGGAGTGGTGGCCGCTTACCTGGAGGTCATAGAAATCGACATATCCTTGATTTTTTTCTCTATCTCCGATAACACCAAGGAAATGTCGGTCATTATTTCCTGGTTGGTAAACCTCAATACCCTCCACCCCAATTCTTTCAATTTGGCTTCCTTCTTCAAGTCGAGCGACTTGATTGAGCTCTCGTTGTGCCCATTTCCGTCCACTTCGATGGCTATCTTGAGAATCGGATTGCCGATATCTACCTTGTAGCAAGTCGGGTATCCAGGCTGCTTCGGACCAAGGGATATGGCCACTTCCGTATCCCAGCCAATGGACCTGGCAAGGAGAATCTGAGGCATAGTCAACTGGCCATTTCCGCCTCGCTTTCCCTTCCATATATGAAGTGAGCCATTGATGGCTTTGGTGGTCCTGGCCTTCTCTATAACTTCTGGATGGCACGAAGGATTGTCTTCTTTCATTCGCTTGGAAATTTTTGAAATTAGCTCTTGGTATAAATCTGGATTCTCTTTCCTCCATTTGAGTAAGTTTGCCCTGGACCTCTCTGCATGTTCTTCTGTCTTGAATTTGTCCATGAATCCAGGTTGGGCGTTCCTGCGTCTTGCCGCACAACTTCTCCCGCAGGTAGGTTTGCTCTCTCTTTTCATGCAAGTAAAGCTCTTGCCACAGATTTCGCAGATTCTCTCTTCTCGGTATGAATCGCGATCCCGCTTGAAGCGGTATTTCTGGGAACACGAGTGGCAGCAGGTTAGTTTGTCTGGGTCCCTGGTAATAAATGGGGTTTGACAAAAAAGGCAGGTTTTCTGAATTTTTGGTCTCCATTTTCGTATTTCTTCCATAATGAATACCTCCTTCATTCATTATAGCAGAAGTCATTTTAAAAATAAAGTTCTTTTTTAGGTTAATGGCTTCTTTCCAACCATCCCCGCCCATATATTGATGATCAATGGAACAAAAAGTTACTGAGCCATCAGAGAATGAAACTCTGGCAACTCTATGTAAGGGAACTTTATTTTTAAATACCTTTTCGACTTGGCCAACACCATATAGATTATGTACTGTTTGGCCTACTGTTATCATGTCGATAGGAATTTGTCCACATGGAGTTGATATTGCCGTATTTTTGGCAAAGCACTCATCGAGAACTATGACCCTGATTGCCCCATATGACTTGTCATCGAACCGACCCTGGGGCATGTAGGCCATGGTGGTCATCATCTTACGGGCGTCGTCTATCCCGCGGGCATCTGCAATATTCCTTTCTTCATAGTCCAATTCGTGGCATCCCATGGCGGTGGCGACGATGCGGGCCATCGTTGTCTTGCCGGTTCCCGATGGGCCAGTGAACAGCCATGCCCGGGGGCGGTCCTGCCTTTCCAGGATGGAGCGGACGCTGGCCACTACAGAGCTGTTGCCATAAATGTGATCCAGTGACTTGGGGCGGTAGTCAATATGAAGGGGCATTTATTCTTTCCCTATTACTTTGAGTGCTTTATCTGTTGTTTCTTGATCGGGATCAAAGCCTTCCATTATTTGTAAAGATAAATAACAAAGGGCAAGGTGAGCAAGCTCTGTGGGAGCAAGTTTTGATAAAAGAATATCATGGTCAGCTATTAGATCGGCAGCTTCGTCTTCAGCCATATCTGAATAAAATTCTTTGGTCTCTCTATCCATTTTTAATCTCCTTACCATTATTATAGCCTTTTTCTACCCAACTATAAATTTCCTAGCCCTAACCAATCAGTCCTGGACTTTTCGGCCGTACATTGTTCCCAAACCTGGCATTCGGAACACTGGGCATAGTTGCCATTGGCCAGGCCAAAATCCCCTCCGTATGGGCATGTCATGGTCTGTATTTGCGAGTTCCCGGCCTGCCTGGCCCATATCCCTCCCCCAATGGCCTTGAGCCTGTTGGCAAAGTTCTCAATGCCCCGCTCGAACTCGCTGCGGTTTCCTGGGTTGTGCAAGACTGAGGCCGGATGGAGACACCAGGAGATCCAGCATTGGTACTTGTCGGACCATTCCGTCTGGCCATTCAGTTCGCTGATCCTGCCCTGGTCATCCCGTAGGGCCTTGACCCCGGTGCCGCCAAAGGCCAGGACCATGACCGGCCGCAGCCCTTCAAACTCCATATCCAACCACTTGGAGCAGGCAGTGATATGTCGTTTCCCTGGCGTCTTAGTCTTTGATGGCCAACATTTCGCACAATTCGTGATATGGAACATGGTAGGTCCGAAGCCGTATTTCCACAGTTCGGGCCAGAGGATGTCATTACCAGCCGACCCCACAAACCCCATGCCCTGCTCATTTTCAGATTTTCCCGGAGCTTCTCCTGCAATCATTATCCGATAGCGCCCGAAGGATGGCTGGACCGGAGCTGCACATTCATTGATCAATTCGCAGGCCCGGCAGTCTATGGTCGGCAGGATGTGCCGCCCGATGGTAATCAGATTGTCTCGGCCATCCAGGCGACAGGCGATGATATCCTGCTCTGCCAGGCCGGCCAGGTTGCCCACCCTGCTGAACCGTTCGCTGCCGGTCAGTATGTTGAAATCATAACAGCCGGCCGCTTCCCGTAGTTCTTCCCAGGTGAGGTCCCGGTCCCGATGGTATCCGGCCCGCCTCAACAGCCTGGCCATGCGGTTCTCACCTGGGACGGACTTGGGTTCTGGCGGGGGCGGCTCAATCTCCTTGTCGAAGAAGCCCTTGAAGGCCGGTTGGGCATTGGCCTGTTTCTTGGGCTTTGACTGTTTGTCGCTGACCTTGCCGGCCAGTATCTTGGCTGCCTGGGATGGCCCCACACCCTTGATAGCCGTCAGCGGAGCCCATAGAGAGCCATTCTTAGGCAGCCAGCGGTCGGCCAGTGAAACCCCGGCCTTGGGCAGCTCTATTCTGATGCCCAGGCGTCTGGCTTCGTCCACATATATGTGGTAATCATCGCTCTTGCAATGGGACAGGCAACCGCAGAGAAATTCCATGGGCCAATGAACCTTGCAATGCATGCACCAGTATCCGAGCATGCTGTATTCAACAGCGTGACTTAAATTAAATGCATACGACCCGAAACTGGCCATCATATCCCAAGCATGATCAGCCTCGGCAGGTGTCAAGGTCTCCTGGGCAGCGCATCCGTTCATGAACCGCTGCTTGAACTGTTGGAAGGCTGTGGCGCCCTTGCTCTTGCCGATGACCTTGCGGACCTTGTCACACTCGCCCCAGGATAGCCCCGCCAGCTCGAACATAGTCCACATGACTTGCTCCTGGTAGATCACTAATCCTAGGGTATCCCGGGTATATGGTTCCATGCGCGGGTGAATATAGCTCACAGGCTCTTGGCCCTTACGGCGCCGTAGGAATTGCTCAGTGATCCCTGCCCCCAACGGGCCGGGGCGTGTCAGGGCATTGATCAGCACTATATCATTGAACTCTTGGACTACCAATTCCTGGCAATAGCGCATGTTCAGGGCCGAGCCGATCTGGAAGGCCCCCGCTGTATTGCCTTGGGCTATCTGGTTATATACCTCTCGGTCGTCCAGAGGCAGTTGATCAAACTCGATGGTTTGGCCGTGCAGTTCCTTGACCAGCTTGGCTGCCTCATTCAGGTACGATAGGTTGTACACACCAAGAACATCGAGCTTCATCAACCCCATGAACTCTCCGTCGTCCTTGTCCCAGTTGGATGAGATCACCCCATTGTACGTACGTAGGCTACAATGATGGCCTTGACGGAGGTCTGTGGCGCTGATGCACATGCCAGCTGCATGTTTTCCGTATCCCTTGACTTGTCCCTCCAGGTTGATGGCATGTTGTATTACTTGTGGCCACCTGCGTTGAAAATCAGATAAAACTGGACTTTCTTTCAAAGAGTCTTCTATGGTGTGACCCAAGCGGTCATCGCCTTTGGCCACATCACTTATGGCCTTGGCTGCCTGGTCGGCCTCCTTGAGTGGTACATCGAACACCCTGGAGACATCCCTGATGGCGCCCTTGCCTTTCATGGTCATGAATGTGGAGATATTTACCACATTATATTCCCCGTAGCAGTCCCGCAGGTGCTGGATGACCTCTTCTCGGCGGGCCGACTCAAAGTCGCAGTCGATGTCAGGGAAGTCTTGCCGCTCCGGGCTGATAAAGCGGGCGAAGATGAGGCTATACTTCAGCGGATCCACATCGGTTATGCCCATGAGGTAGCAGACCAGTGACCCACCTGAGCTACCGCGTCCAGGGCCGGTCATAATGCCTTGCGCCTTGCACCAATTTATCAGCTCCCAGACAATAAGGAAGTATCGCTGAAAGTTCATCTGGCAGATGAGGTTGAATTCCTCATTGAC